GACGTCAGCATCGCCGGAACAATGGACATCAACGGCGTCACGCGACGGCAGACGTGAAGTTGAACGCGAGCATCCATCTTCGTCTGCTTATATGTGAAGCCGTCCAGATCGAATTCCTCATCCATGGATCACCTCACAGAGCCGGCTGGCCGTTGCCGAGCTTCTCGTCGATAAAGACGGCATGGAAGCCCCATTCGTTGAAGCCGCCGTCCTTGGCGAACGACAGGTCGGGGGCTTTGCGGAAAGCGACCTGCTGGCACTGGACACTGTCGCCGGTCGCGGGATTGCGGACGGAAATCGTATTCTTGCCGTGGTTGGCCGATCCCGTGGTCTGATAGTTGTACATTTCCATCAGCTGGTAGTTCGTCGGGCTGGTCTTCAGCAGACGAATGGAGACGGCGCCGCTCTTGCCCATGTGGAGCGAGTGCATGCCGGAGCCGTCGGCGCCGATCGTCATGGTGTTTTTGTCTTCGGTCATGGTGATGGTGATACCCTCTTCCGAGGGGCCGGCACCGTTGCCGAGCGAAACGGAGCCGCCCGGGCCCGTGATGGCGGCCTGGACATCGCCAAAGGAATAAGTGCTCATGGATCAGCTCCGATTAGCGATTGACATTGATGAGGACGTCCACGGAATGGACGGCGCCAGCGAGCTTTGCCGCGACCTGGATCGGGACAGCCTTGCGGGCCTCGCGATCGGCCTGGCTCTGCGAAGCGACCAGCGGCGCATAGACGTAGAAGCCGGACGGAAGGGTCTGTCCCTGCGCCAACTGGCCGAAGCCACCGGCATTCCAGACACCCGGAGCGACAAGACCATTGTTGACCGCGCGCGCTAACGTGGCCTCGATCGTGGTAACGATCAGGTGTGTGCCGGCATCCGTCTGCGGGATCTTCGTGGCGCTCTGATAGAGCAGGTTGAAGACGTCGGTCTGGACCGCGTTCTGCAGCCAGTCCGTGCCGTGGACTTCATCGAAGAAGAAGCCATTCGACATGACGCCTTCCTGGATGATCGCCGTGTCGTTGTTGTAATTGACGAAGACGTTGCAGTTTTTCGCCTTCAGCGTGGCGGCCTGCGTCTCGGTCAGTGTCTCTGCGGCCACGCCCGGCTCCTGCTTGAACTTGAGCGTGATGGTCGTGTTGTTCGCCTCGAAGTTGACCGTAAAGGCCCGGCCGTACATCGATGCGACCGCATATGGGCTGGACGACGAGTATTGCGTGAAGGTGCGCTTGAAGTTGAGCGTCTTCAACTGGCTCGCCAGATCGGTCGTCAGCGTCGGGTCGAGCACAGTCGCCGAGATGACTGTGATGCCCAGGATGTGGCTCTGCGATGCCCCTTCGATGAATGCCGCGACCGCCAGATAGCTCGCGTCGTTCTGCGGCGTTGCCGTGGCGAAGGTCAGGCCGTACCAGTCGTTCGACATGTCGGCCAGCGCCTGCACGGCGGCGAGCGCCGTCTCAGCGGCGATGCCGGGGACCGGAGCAGACGCCGTGCCGGTGGTGAGCTTCATCTGAGCGGAGATATCGACGCCGGACCCCGTTGCGGAGGCGTAGCCCAAAGTCGACGTTATGCCGGTCGTGTCGCTCTTGATGATGAACCGGCCGGTGACGGCATCCCACACGCAAGAACCGCCGGTAAGCGCCGTGTCGATGACTGAGGCCACGCCATTGAGGTTCGTCTGGGCAGAAAAGTTCAGCGTCGAAAGCGTCTTGGTCGAGCCATCGACGTCGATCTTCATCGACCCGGTCGTGATCGGGGTCCAAGCCGACATAAGCTGCTCGGCCGACGTCAGCACGCCACCGTTCAGGCGGCCCGCTGCCGCGGCCTGCGCCCAACGCCCGATATAGACGAGCGAGGGCTGCGGCGACTGGGAGAAGAACAGATCGGCAGCCAGATATTCAGGCGACGTTGTGCCGAAGTCCTCGGCAACCCCATCGAGGTCAGAATACTGCCGAATGCGCTCTCCGGTATCGATGACATCCGAAGAGCCAACAATGAGGAGTGCGCCGAAATTGCGCGACGGCGCCGCGGTCGGCTGCAAGTTGATCGTGACGTTCACGACGTCCGAGACATTAAGTCCAGATGCCATTGTTTAGCTCTCCTGCGGGGTTTCCCAATCCTGCGAATTGGTATTGGTCGCGTTCTGGGTTTCGATGGTCCCCTCTGCCGAGAGCAGGTTGAGGACGGGATAGGTTCTTTCGACGCGCCGGCGCAGCCTGACGGTCAGGTCGTAGCGGCGAATCCATTGGGTGTTCGTCAGGTCGGGCGCGGCGATGATTTCCATGGCGTCGTAGAGCGCCATGCCATTGGCGTAGAGGGCTTCCCGGTTCTGCGGGATCATCAGGCCGTCGCGAAGCATCGCGGCGTATCCCTGCCCGGCAGGGCCGTAGAAGCTGGCGAGGATTTCAATCGTCTCGTGTCGGATCGCGGTGTCGGTACCGTCGCCTGTCCCGTCATGGACGATAGAGGCATAGGTGTCCGGATCCTGCCGCGTCACGCCGAAGGCGCACCAATTGGCATTTGCCGGCGGCTGCTTTGGCGGCGTTGGCTGCCACCGAGGGCGCACGAAGTTCGGGTCGAACCCTGTGATACCCTGGATCATCAGCTTAATCTGATCTTCAAGCCCGTCGTCTTCCGCAGGCGGCGGCGAAGACGGGACGAGGTAGCCGCCCGTTGCGGAAGTGTTTGTCACGGCGCCGCCTCTTGCAGGTTCTTCAATGTGCAGGCCGCAATCATGAAGCCGGCGCCGAAGGTGCTCCAGTCATTGAGCATCGTGACTGTGTAGTCGCGCCCCTGCCAAGTGACGGTGTCCGGCTGCGTGGTCTCACTCTCGGCTGTCAGACGGTATTTGGTGTGGACGAGGACGGCGCCCTCCATCCGCGTGCCTTCCGGCAACTGCTTCAAGATATCGCCCTGCCCTGCCGTCACCACGGCGGAAACGTTCGGTATTTCCGTCGGCGCGATAACCGCGCGTCCATTGACCATTGTCTCCACATTGCGCGTGACTGTGATCGTGTCGGCGAACAGAGGATCGTCGAGCACGTCGGAAACATCGAGAAGGGGCATTATTTGCCTTTCGGGCGGATCACGTAGGTGATCGAATTTCTCAGTTGGCCTGTGTCGATCAGGGGTTTCTCGCCCGTGCGACCGCGGCGGCGACGCTCAGCGAGCGTGCGGTCAGCCAGCTCCAGGAAAGGCCCGTCGGTGATTTTTTTACGGACTTCATTCTGGCCAATCAGGCCAGCTTTGTTCAGCGCCTGGTCGACGGCTTCCTTGTCGCCGGAAAGAGCCTTTCGAGCGCCGGCCTCCATCTGCTTGCCGATTTGATCGGTAGCGTTCTGGACGCCAGGGACCAGGAAGGGACGAGCCGGGACATTCTTCTCTGGGATGCCAGCTTCCATCAGATAGCCGATCTCGGCATTGGATAGAGGCTGCTTTTCCTCACCGGGCTCCGGATCTCGGCCGGCATTGATGTCCGGCACGCCTATCAGCACCTCCGATTTTGTCAGGGTGCGGATCTGCTTGATCACCTGGTCGACGGCGTCTTTCGTCATCGTCACGCCGCTCTTCGCCATCAGAACTGAACCCCGCCAGCACCGAAGAGTAAAACATATTCGAGGTAGCGCGTGCCGTAGGTGGTCAGATTGTAGTTCCCGCCGCCCTCGACAGAGGCAACCGACGTGTCGTAGCTGACTGAAACATCGGCGACAGCCTTCGAAGCCGTCACCCCGATCGCTAAACCGGGAACGCCGCCGCCCGCCGCCGACTTCGACGACTGTTTCCAGAGCACGAGATTGTGGGCGACAAGGAGTTCGATGCCGAAATCCGTGAGTTCACCCCATCGGCAGGCGTTGACCAGCTTGGACGCTATCCCGATCCAGAAATTGACCTGCGCATCGGGATAGGCGGTTGTGTCCGAGAACTCCGGAAAGTCCGTGCGGAACTTCGCAGCGTCGACCATTTATTCCGCCTTGGGTTCGCCGGCAGTCTCGTTGACCTGGGTAACCTCGGCTTCGGCCTGCCCCTCGTCGGTTGCTGCCTGCTCGGCTGCGCCCGGCTCCTGGGTCTCGGCGCCTGCCGTGTCACTTTTGGTTGCCAGCGGGATTTGCGGCAGATCGGTGACCGCATCCGGATCTTTGCGATCATCCTTGGTCAGAACGTCCATCGCCTGCTGGGCAGACTGAGCGATTGCCTGTTGCGTTTTCTGCATCATAGCCTCGGCGTTCTCACGCTGGCGCTGCGCTTCGGCCGCGGCGACCTGCTGCTCCTCGATCGCCACACGTGCGTTGGTCTCGGCGAGAAGCGCGCGCTGGCTTTGCGCGTATTCGAATGAACCGAATAGCGGGTCCGGTTCCTGGTAGTCGACGAGGTGAGCCTG